GGCATTCCGGGAAAACAATTTTTCCCTTAGCGTAGTGGAGATAGCCATATCCTTAATATAGCCCGTTACCAGTTCATCCGCTTTCCTATTGCCTAAATTCCATACATCGGTAACTGTATTGGATATATTGCTTACGAGCTGCGTGTGTAAATCATCCAACAGACGTTCTATTTGCTTTTCAATAGTAGCATTACCTATCCATACACGGTCGCCGCCATGATCCGACCATTTAGCCAGAAGAGGTCCTACCCTACGGACAAACTCGTCAAACGAATACTTTATGCTGCCTTGTTGCCGGAACAGACGTTGCAGGAATTGTCGCTCATGAAATGATAGTTCTTTCATTCTCCATATCCCATTGTCAGACCAACCATGTTATTACGTTGCGCAGCCGTATCCTCCTCTTCCTTCATCAGCTTCATTTCTTCGTCCAAGTCTTCTGTTAGCGGAGAATGAGCCGTAACCGTGCGCTGAGCGTTAATCGATTTGCCTCCATTGGCAATAGATAAAGTTTGCAGGGTTTCAGCCAAATCTTCCGGCAAAATGGAACCAAATTCCACATCGATCAGGTTGTTCACCAATTGAGGACAGTACTTGATGTTGGTAATATTGCATATCCCAGCCAACACGACCGACACGCAACGCTGAACCACCGGACCGAACGTTTCCATGTTCTCACTCGCCTTGATAGTTGCATCCATCAGCATGAATTTACGAGCGACACCGGACAGGTTGCCAATGCCTTTCAAGTTATCAAAAGAAAGATCCGGCGTAGATGTACCAGCAAATTGTTCGTTTTTCGTTTCTTCCAATTCTTTATCTACAGATGGCTGGGAGCCAGTCCATGTCAAATAATCGGCATCGCCATGATATTCCTTGCCAGATACTTCATCGACCTTAATGGGGAAATTAAGGTCTTTCCCGGTTGTTTCCTTAGAAGGTAAATCGGAATCGCCATACGTTTTCAAGATTGGTTCCGCAAAGTAGTCGTTAGTGTCGGCCATACGGGACAAACGCATTTCCCGCGCATCCATGATACCGGCAACCTCGTCCCATTCCGGTTGGAAAACATCTGCATACACGACCGGAATCTTTCCGAATAGATTGGGAACCTCTTTTATTACCCAGCCACCCATTTCATCGATAGCCGTAATAATCTTATCTACTGTCCAGATTGTACAACTGTTCCGGATCATACCATTAGAGTTCACTTGGTAACGATGAATAAAGGCATCCATATCGTCGTTATCATCGAAGTGGGGATAAAATTCAGAGAAAGTATTTTCATTACGGGGAACGGAAAGCGTTTTCACCTTCAACTCCGTAATCAAGTTGCCGTCTAATCCTTTGGAAGTATACGGATAGAACACAAGAGCAGCCTTACTTTCAGAAAGCACCTTACGAGCGAACGACTTCAAGACGGATTGCATTTTTAATCGGCGTTCCCATACACGTTTGAATTCTTGAAAACCATCGTTCTGATCAGTTCCCGTAATCGTCATTTGCCCGCCAAACAAGAAAGCGACAGAGGTACGCACCTCCTTTTTCGGGAAGTTGGTAACGATACGTGCTACATCTACGATCTTATCTTCCAGTCGTAACGGCTCACCATTCTTATCTTTCAAGGTTTCCGAATAGACAGCCAACCGTTTCGGTTCACGCCAACCGACAGAGGTTTTACGTCGCCGGCGCTCACCGTGGTATTCTCTGTAATATTCTCTTGGTTCCCGGTATTCAATCGTATCGACACATAACGTACTGACTACCTGCCCGAAATCTTCATTTGCAAGAATGTCGTTTATACTTGGCATAATCGTTTTATGCTAAAATATAAAAGCAAATGTTTTTTCGCTGTCAATACGGCCAGTCTAAACAAGTTCACTTTGAAATGTAAAAACCGAGAACAGATATCAAAACGCAAGTATGTGATAGAAAAATATCGGGATTTTATCTAATACGTGTTACAAATATCGGAAAAACACTTTCATTTTGCCACTTATCGTCCTCTTGCGACCCGACGTACAGAGTTAGCCTTACATAACCCGATGAACTCTACATTCTCGGCAAGGATCGTCATACCGTCCGGTGCATCATCATGCTTGTTGCCACCTTCTTTCTTATAGCTGGTAAGCGCTTTCATAAATCGGTCATAGTCCGAACCTTTCTTATACTCACATTCTTCCAGGAAATAACAATGCTTCTTAATCCAACCAGACTTCAACAAGATACGTGTATCCTTATTGGCTGTTGTCGGTTTCGCCTGAATGATACATTTTTCATTCTTTGCCTTTACAGCCTTACGGACATTCAGAGCAAACAGACGGCCGCCGTTATTGCTTTCGATACGCATATTGTCGCAGCGGGTGT